CCGTCTTCTGTCTCGCTATACTTTTTAATGAATAGCGCGAGGTGGCTTGGGTGGCGTTTCTTGCCAATGTCAAAGCCGCCTACGACTACAGCGTCAGCTAGTGCTTTATTCCAATCCTTTTTCTTCCAGCATAGCTCGGTACTCACATTCTCTAGGGCTTCGCGGTTGATATAGCTGTCTTCGTTATAGACAGGCTGTGCCATGTACTCCTGGTTAAATGTCTTGTCGCCCTGTGCGGCCCTAATCTTCATAAGGTCATCAAACGTATAAAAGTCAGGCCATAGTACCTTCTCCGCCTTCCAGTCTAGGATGGCCGGCGTAAACCATTGGGCAAATAGCGTGCTCAATCCTTTGTCGAAAAAAAAGTCGTCGTTTGTCTGCGGCGTACCTACGACGTAACACTCACCGCCCTTATTAACCATAGGTAGCAACTCCGTAGAGACAATGCGGTTAATCTTACGAATAACGGTAGGCTTGAGCTTATTCTCGGGGTCTTTTAGCGGGTCGTCTACGTAAATGAGGTTAGCGTGGATACCGCGCTTAAAGGCGAGAAGGCCGGCAGGCTTTACGAGAAACTTCGGCGCTTTGTCGAGTGTTTGGTTTGGGCCTACCTTCGCAAAGCCAAGCACGGAGTCTGTTTGGCTCTTATAGTTGGTTAGCTCTGAATAGAATGGGTTGATAGCTACGAGGCTACGCACCTTCGATAAGTGGTAGGCTGCTAGCTCGCTGTTATAGCTAAAGTACCAACCCTCTACCGGGCTACGTCGCTTCTCTCTCTTAAAGCGTAATAAGTGCCACATGAGACGAGCGTACAGGCGCGTGCTCTTAAAGTGGCCACGTCCTGTGATATACATAGCGTATGGGTGCTTGTCCATGTGAGCACACACGTCAGCAACGTACTGCCCACTCACAAAGTCATCTTGGAATGAGAGGGCAAATACATGGTTTACAAAGTAGTTAAAGTCATCAACTGCCCTGCGCTCTATCAGCTCCATCGCTGCTGCTGCTTTTAGTTCCAGCAACTCCCTCGATGATTCTTGTAAGTTCGTCATCGCTCATGCCCTTTATCGCACCAGATATTTTTACTGTTGTCTCCGACTTGGTCGGTGCTTCAGCCCCTACAAGCTGTGCGGCTTGCTTTAGCGCTGCTAGTGCGTTTGCCCTTTCTCCGTTCTTCATAGCCTCGTAGTACACGTGGTTTATCTTCTCAAGCTGCGTTTGTATAAAGTCTGGTATTTGCTCGTCATATGAGGCTTTGATACGCTTTTTTGCTGCTGCAATGTACTTTTGGGCTTGGCGCTCGCCAATACCCCACTGCTGCTTGATTGTCTGCTTGATGATTGATACACGTGCACCGTTCAACATCTGCGTTAACACCATCTCAAGCCGCATGTCCGTTATCTCTGCGTCTTTACTGTCGTTTTTTGTTATGTCTAGGCCTTTAATTGGCGGCACTTTCGTCTTGGTGTCGCTTTTCACGTCTAGGTTGCGTCTCTGTGTCTTTGCCATGATCACATTATACACCAAAAGAAAGAGACGCAACAATTGCTGCGTCTCACCATAAAGGAGGAATCTGGCAGCTGCGCCCACACACAGCTACCAAATATTCTACACCTTGTGCCAGTCTTTGCCAAGTACCCCTTTTGTACAGTCAAATACTTCGTCTGCGATATACCCGCCAAGCTTATTGTCTTTGCGGTACACAATGTAGTTGTAACGTCGTGCAACCGCCTTTTGTTTTAAGCCTTCGAGCGTACCGTAGCTAAATACCTCCCCGTTACTCAGCCGACGTGCTACCCACACGCCAGCTGGTATACCGATGCCTTTTGACTCATCGTCGCGGTACTTTATCTCTACAGTTTCGTAGTCCATGTTTGTTTTGCCTGTTTGTTAAAATGGAATGTCTGCAATATTAATGTCGGATACTGGCGCTGGCTCGTCGTAGTTAGCCTGTGGCGCTGCTTGGGTATTGCTACCATCGCTGTTGTTCTTACCACCGATAAAAGCAAACTCATCTACTACCACATCGATCCTGCTACGGTTGTTACCATCCTTATCTTGCCAGCGGCTTTGGTTAAGCCGGCCAGAGACAAGCAACGCGTCACCTTTATGGAGGTACTGCGCGATTGTCTCGCCGCCTTTATTCCAAGCCGTACAGTCAATGTACGCAACGTCGTCATTGCGACCGTTTACTGCGAGCGTAAAGCTGGTCACGCTGTGCCCGCTGTTTGTTTGTTTTGTCTCAGGGTCACGGACTAGGTTGCCCATTACCACTGCTTTGCTAAATCCTTTTGCCATGTTGGTATTCCTTTCTATTCTACGGCTACTTTTGTTTTCTTGATGGCTGCTATTGGCGGCAGCATCCCGATGATCTTGTCGGCTAGCTCCTCATCGAACTTGGCAGCATCTTGGTACTTTGTCGATAGCTCGTAATCTTCTGCGAATGAGTTATATTCAGACACCCAGAAGGTACGATTTTTGCCAAAGTAGCCTTGATACTCAACGCTCACGTAGTACTTTGTGTTCTTCCTTTTGTCGAGGGGCGTAGCGGCAAACTCCATGAGGAGGTTAAATAGGCGCTTGCGTTTCTTGGTTTCTAGCGCTTTAAACCAGTCAGTGTCGGTATCGACTGCAAACCTACAGCTCTTACTCACGTACGCATAGCGATGATCAAAGCGACGATTGCTAGTATCATCTACAAAGTAATAGTGATCGTCGCTAGTATCAAGCTTAAACCCCATGTCAGCTAGCTGCTGTTCAAGTTCGCTAATAGTCATCGCTCTACCTTCTCAATCTTGAATTTTTTACCGGTTATTTTGCCAACGCGATCTGCAATTATCTCAGCTGTCGCCTTTGGGTGGTGCAATGCTTCGACAGCATCAACATCAAGTGCCAACCGTTCACTATCTTTACCATAGCCACAGACATACAGCTTGTGCCCGACATTTTCGTTTTCTTCAAACACTGCGTATACACGGTAGTTGTAGTCTTCGCGCTTCTCGATTGGAGTAGTTGCAAACTCGAACAGTAAAGCCATGAGCGATAAACCGTCTTCGTCGTCAATCCTGGATATGCTCGAGAGAGATGTATCAATACTTCGCATCATAAACCGCGACACACTAGCGTATGTCTCGCCGTCTTTTACAACGTAATATGCGCTACTAGTATGCTCGACACTGTACCCCAGTGCCATTACCTGCTCTTTAAACTCACTTGCTATCATAAATTACCTGCCTTGATTTTATAGTTGGTCTTGACTGTTTCGAGGTGCTGCGCGATCTTCTCCGCAAACTTCATAGCCTGTAAGTCTTTGAGGCCTTCTACCTTAAACTCAATGGCGTCAATAGCGGCGATAATCTTCTCTTTGTCTGGTGCGGCTGCTGCCTTGCGAGCTTCCTCGGCTACTTTAGCTTCCGCCTCTGCCTTGGCGCGCTCCTCTGCTTCCTTCTCGGCGCGGAGTCGTGCGGCCTCAGCTTCAGCCTCCGCCTGCTTGCGTCGGGCCTCTGCTGCTTCAGCTTCAGCTTTAGCTGCACGCTCAGCTTCTGCCTTACGCTTGGCCTCTTCAGCTTCTGCTGCTGCTTTGGCGTCTTCGTTTGCCTGCTTTAGCTGCGCCAGTAGCTGCTCAAACTTCTCGTCGCTCAAGCTTGTAAGTGTTGGCTCGTACAAGCTAATGTCGTCTGTGTACATCATCAGCTTGGCGCGCCGTGCTGCCAGCTTTTCCTCTTGCTGTTTCTTCAAGAGGTTTTCGGCGAACTTCTCTTGATCCTCGAGGTACTTCTCAGCTTCACCGATAATCTTTGCCGCCTCACGGTTTACAAAGTCGATTGCCTTTGACTGCTTTAGTACGTCCGCCTTTAGAAAGTCGTGTGTCTTTTTGATCTTCACACGCTGGCCGCGGAGTGCAAGCCGCATCTTGCGAGCTTTCTGCATCTCCTCTTTTTGCGATACGTCAGTTACCACAATGTCTTTGTAAGTAGCGAGAATCTCGCCAACCTCAGTGAATGGTGCGCCGTAAGCCTTAATGAGTTGCTCGGCGTCTGTAATCTCCAGCCCCGATTTTACGAGGCCGTCGCGAATGTCTAGCACTTGGCTATTTGTTGCCATCTTCTGCCCCCTTTCTTATTTGTTCAATGTCGCGCCGTACGCGGGCTACTGCCTCGCGCCCATGCGCTGCTGTGTACGCCATCAGCTGTTCAAACAGTTCTTCTGCGTTTGTTACTTCTGGCAAGTCGTTTTTGTCTTTGCCAAAGCCTTCAATCACAGTGTCTGCTACGATCAGCATGAGGGCGCGCATCTTTGGGTCTACTTCCACTTTACCCCCTTTGTTTACTATTGCTGTTCAAGTGCGAGCTTTTGGATTTTCTTGCGCTTCCTCAAGTCTGCCTTAATGTCATCAATGACATGAGAGGCTTCGAGTGTCCAAGTCGCACGGTTTTGCATGATAGCAAGATCTACAATGTCTTCTGCGGTCAAATCAACCTTGCTGTTTTTGTTGTTTATTTGCTCGAGCAAGATAGTGCGAGCTGCTTCGCACGCCATGTACATCATAGCTGCGCGCATTACCTTGCTACGGTCTTCGATACGGTTTTGTAAATTGGCCATGTGGTCTTTACTCCTAATTTTTAATGTTCAAGTTTAGTTGTGTTATGTGTAATAGTTCTTTCTCGCCCTGTTTAGTATCCTTTCGTCTTACTTATCTACTCTTATTATAGCAAATGCACGACGAAAAACAATAGAAATTACAAAGATTTTTTACTTTTCGTCTGTGGAAAAGTCGATAGTGGCAAAGTCGTTGATTGCTTTGTCCGGATCACCATTAGTGTATACCATTACGTCTGTATGGATGCGGGCCACCTTGCGTACATTGTTGAAATTCTTGGCTGCGTACTTGCTGGTGTCTGTGTTTTCAATAAAGATAATGTGGTTGTACAGGTCGATTTGGCCGTTGTACTCATCGATATAGTGCTTGGTAAGGTATGGTATGTCGTTAATTGCGCCGCCGTTCTTCACGTCCGCACGCTCATAGTTGCCAATGGCGATGATAAAGCGGTTGGGCTTCATTTTCTTTGCTAGGTCAGACAGTAGCAGGTCACTATGTTTGTCTTCTGTGTTCATGTCGTATAGCACCAGGTCTACCGTCTTGTCGGGGTGATCAATAAAATAACCGGTAATGTCACCATTTACGTAGGCCAGCCCGCCGTCGTTTGGCGTGAGTATCTCGGCTGCTTCAGCTTCTAAATCTGCATCGTTCGCTTGCAAGCCGATAAAGTTGTAGCCGTTTTTAGCCGCTACGAGGCCCGGTGCGCCGTTTGTTGGGTTAAGATGCATAATGAGGCCACCTTGCGGGCAAAACCACTCATACAGCGTCTGGTACAGCGTGGGGCTACGTTCTCCGGTGTCTACTCCCGACTCTGCCCATAGCTCATCGCTTTTAACCCAATCTAACTTGCGCCCGTCTATGACAGACTCGGGCATTAACTTCGTGCCGCTTGGTGAAATGAGCCGCTCAGTATCTAGGTCTTTAATCTCTAGCTTATCTAGTCGTAGTTCTAGGTAGTCTTGGTCAAATTTTAGCTCGTCCAGTATCTCTTCAAGCTTTAGCTCATCGTAGCGGCCGCTGATAGCTTGGCTGTTAAGTAGGACGTTTAGCTTGATTTTGTCGTGCTCGTCTAGGTTAAGGCGAATACATGGCACATCAATCAGGCCGGCGGCTTGGGCAGCTCGTGTACGCTGGTGGCCGCCAATGATCGTATTGTCATGGTTGATAATTACAGGGTCGACGAGGCCAAACGTCTTTATAGACGACACAAGCCCCGCAAATTCATCTTTATCGATAATGCGGGGGTTTCTCTCGTCAAACTTTAGTTTGTTTATATTGATGTGCTCGATCTTCATGGTATCCTTTCTAAAATGATAAGGGCCGCGTGGGACAAGCTGCACGGCCCTACAAGCATTTTATCACAAACCTAGTTCTTTGGCTTTATCTTTAGCGGCCTGGCCTTTCGTGGCTGTTAGCTGCTTGCTCTCGTCCTCAGTAATAGGCTCAACGATATAATCGCCAGATGCTCCGGCAATCTGATCGATCACACACAGCCCACCAGAGTGGCCAAGCACGGTGTTGTTGTAGACGGTTACGCGTGCCTGTACTGGCTTGCCAGCGAGAAACTTCCAGCCTTTCTTGGTTACAGTCCAGGTGCGTGGGATATGCTTGCCTTTGGCGTCCTTTACCTTTGCGACGAGCCCGTGGAGACGCAGCTTTGTCATCTGTGTACGTACAGAAAATGGCCGGTCAATCTCGCCAGAGTCGACGTGGCGCGGGTTGCTTTGGTGCTCTGCTGCTTGGCGGGCTGTAATGCGCCCCATATCCTTCAGCATATAAACCATAGCTGGTGTGATCTTGTACTTGTAAAGCTGGATCTTACGGCCACAGTGCTTACATGTGCCGTTGTTGTCTCGTGCTTCAAGGATTGCTTTTACCGTAGTTTCAGTTTTGCCAGACATGTTACATTTTCTCCAGGTAGGTGTCTACCAGCGCTTCGTTTAGTATTTGGTCTACGTCGTCCCATTCCTGCTGCTCAGCCTTGCGTTTGTTGATGAAGTTCTTGATTGTGTTGATGATACTCATTT